CTGTATGCCCTTGCGCTACAGACCATCGTGTGTAGTAGGATCATAGACATGATCTTCACTCAGGAACTAATAGGCAATAACACTGCAACTGGGAGCGGCTGGCAGTGCATGACGCAACTCGGTCATGTCTGCACCGGCATCGCAACGGTCGCTGTCACGCAAAGACCTTGCTGCCCTGCTGGAGCAGTCAAGGAACAAGCGTGGCAGGAATCGCAAGCTGCCGCAGAACACGCTGAAGCATTGCGTGACGCTGCGGCCCAGAATGAACTAGAGCTTTAGGAAGCAGTCGGGGCAGATGTCATCTACGCCAGGGCGCTGGCGCTCCCACCCGTATACGGCGGTAGCTTCCTTCAGTGCTTCAGCGGCAGCAGGTGCAGCTACAGGCGCGCTGCGCTTGCATCTATTGCACCTCACTGTCCACCCCTTCTTTTCCAGCGCTGTAGTCATCGGAACAGATTACTCAGCTTTAGGCCATTCTGTTGCATCAAACCTGCTCGCCGCTTCTTGAGCGCACTGCCCGCAGATACCGCCGTACTGATTCCACTCAGACGGCCAGTACACGGGGTTGATATGACGGCAAGGCCATCCGCATCGTGGGCAAGTCAACTCGAAGGAGTCATTCCCTACGGATGGGGAAGTGATGAGTTGGCGAGGAAGCCTGTTGGACCGCGTTCGTACTTCTACCACCAATGATGCTCTTTCGGATCTGTGGAAATGTTACGGAATGATTGCAATGTGTCTACATGTACGCGTAGCCTTGAGACTCAACAGCCACCCGCTCATCCAAAACGGGTGGCTGTCGCGTATCTAACCGACAACTGAAAGCGAGTAGACATGAGGCCAAATCTCAAGTCCGTATCCATTGCCGCAATCGTGATCCTAGCGGGTCTGTCAAGTTTTGCTTGCACTCCAGAGCAGATAGCTCTCTATAACACAATGAACCCAGCAGAACAGGCCGCAGTCAAAGCACATCTGCAATCACAAGCGGAACCTGTTGAGCAGGCCCACACGCCTCCTGGCGGGTTCCTTGCGTGTGTTCGCAGGCACGAATCTGGCGGCAACTACCAAGCCAAGAATCCAGTCAGTACCGCTTCAGGCGCGTATCAGTTTCTTGATTCGACTTGGCGCACGATGAGCGCTCGCGCAGGTCACTCTGGTTGGGGGTCCGCACGCCACGCGCCGCCACACGTTCAGGACGCTGTTGCGATCTACACCGTGAACAGCGGTTGGAGTTCAGCTTGGAATGGGACCGGCTGCTGACTCAGCGCCCACCAAGATTCTTGTACTGAGTCAACATATTGGAAATCCGAATCATCCGATCAACCTCGCTCATCTCACCAACAACCATGTTGGGGTCATGGGCGAGGTTGTGTCGTTTATTGAGTTCGTCTAATCGCTGAACCGAAGTCTCACCCTCGGTAATCCCTCCATCGGCAAGTAGGTCAGCATGTTCTGCCCGCATATGTTTCATTGCTTCGTAGATAGTGAAAAACTCATTCACACTTTTACTCCTTCACCAATCGTGGACAAGACAGTGCGAACCGCTAGTCGAATAGCGAAGGTTGAGACTGCTGTTCACGCATTCGCTGTTCAGCAATCTCACAATACTCAGGTGACAGTTCTAAGCCTATAAAGTCTCGCCTTGCCTTGACCGCAGCCAAGGCAGTAGTCCCAGATCCCATGAATGGATCGAGTACGACCGAGCCAGAAGTTGCTTCGATGCAGCGCGCAGCAAGCTTCAGTGGGAATGGTGCGGGGTGGTCAATCCCCCGTTCCTGCGTAAAGGTCCAAACATCACCATGCGCGTTGGCCTTCTCCACAAGCCTGAAGTCTGGTTTAGCAATCAGATAGATGACTTCATATGTCGGCAAGAAGTAGCCCGCATTGAAGTTGATTCCGCCGGCACGTTTCCAAATGATGATCTGCCGCACAGGGAATCCGTCAACGATGTCAGCCCTATCTTGCAGCAGTCCATCCTGCACTCTCCACTTGTGATTGTAGAAGATCGCTCCTGTTGGCTTGAGTAAGCGCATCATCTCAGCCAGGGCCGAGCGCTGCCACTCCACATATTCGTCGTGGGGCATTTCATCGTCGTGACCGGAGTATCCGTCCCGCAATGTTGAGACAACCCAGTTTGAGCCTCTGCCGTCCTTCATTCCGTTGCCCGTCGAGTTCTTGAGGTTGTACGGCGGAGATGTAACTACAACGTCTATACACTCATCCGGCAGTTCTCGCATGAGACTTACTGAGTCCCCGCATGAGAATTTGTTGAGGTAGTCCGATAGTTGGTTCATGCAGCTTTCAGTCGAATAGTGAAGTTTGATCTGGTTGGACCGCCAACTCGAGGCAGTGTGGTGAGGCCCAGAGGCGTTCACGATGCTGTTGACCTGTGCCACTCGAACCGTACCCACCCATCTCGCCGGTGTGCCATTCATGGACAGACCATCCAAGATCGGCAAGTTCGTCATCATGCTCTGACTCATAACAAGCGAACACGATACGGCGCTCAGGATCGGCACCATTCTCTGCGCACCATCGTTTGACATCATGCGCAACCGATAGGTCATCCGTTGCATAAACCCGCTCGAGCCGAGCAGCAGTATCGGCATATGGCGGGTCAAGAAAGACCCCTACCGGACCAGCACCAGTGCGAACAGCGAGCGTCTTGGATGCACCATCCGTAACCAGACGCGCCCAGTCACCGTTCAGAATGCGAACATGGCGAAGTCGCGCGCATAGCCAATCAAACCATCGGAGCAACTCCGGCATTGTCTGAGGATGAAACTCGCCACCTTCGGAAACGACATCGGCTTCCCAAGTTGAGGGAGCAAGCAGTCCACGGTCATTCGGCATATTAGGAATCCCGCCACCGACACCTGCCTCGGATCGACCTTCAACCTTCCGGTCAATCTTCCGCAGTCGGCCAGTCTCATCGGCAGTCCAGGGACCAGACCCCGCAGCGAATGGAACGATGCTCACGCACACGCCCCATAGCCACCAACCTGCCATCTTGGGATCGCACCAGTCAGCAGACCCCGCCAGCTTTGCAGCGAGCCCATCGTCACGCCAACGGACCAATGCAACCTCTCGAGCCGTCTTATCAAACTCCGTGACAGGCCACGATGCGTGTTCTGCGGTTGCTTGCGGGTGCCACCGTATGGCGCGCCACGCGTTCACGATCAGGCCGTCAAGGTCATTGACAGTTTCGGCCCAACCAGTATTCGCTTTATGCGGACGATTCAATAGCACTGCGAGACTTCCAGCGAAGGGTTCGCAGTAATGGGGAACGTCACCGAGCAGTTCCCAGACCAGCGGTGCAGCCTTCGACTTACCGCCGAACCACGGGAACGGCGCCTTCTGTAAATTCTTGAGCGTCATGCGAATAAGTCCCCTTGGATGGCAGCAGGTGCAGGGTCGGAGTCAAGTCTTGATAGGGCTAGTTCGACGTACTCAGGTTTGATCTCGCATCCCCAGAACTGCCGGTCATTGCGCATTGCGCTAAGGCATTCCGTGCCGCTACCAGCGAAAGGCACGACCACTACCGACCCTGGCTCTGAAAAGTGCGTCACGATGCGATCAGTAAGTGACAATGGCTTCTGTGTTGGGTGGTCAACTTTCTCATCACGGAACCGGCGACCAGCCAAAGTTGGAAAGCCCCACACATCGCCAGCCAATCTGCCGTCGGGGTGTGGTGTCCAGACCTTGCCGTTCTTTGTCACGGGACTTTTCAAGCGCTCAACACTCTTGTATGGCTCCCGAATCTCATCAAAGTAATAGTCATCGGTCTTGGAGAACCACAAAAGCGGTTCATAGTGAGTTGCCAATGAGCGCTTGTATGTCGTAAATCCGTTCTCGTAGAACCAGATGATTTGCCGTCGGTAACTCATTCCAAGTTCGTAGAGATGAATCTGGAGGTAGCAAAGGTAATGATGTATGCCGTAAACCATCAGGTTCCCGTCATCGGCAAGTATACGTTTGCACTCTCCGAGCCACTCCCTGCACCAAGGGAGCCATTCCTCATCTCGTATCCACTCTTTATCGAGTCCAAAACGGGGGCCAAGGTTGTAAGGCGGGTCAGCAATAATTAGCTGTGCGCAGCCGTCAGGTAGCTTGCGGAGCAACTCAACGCAATCACCTAAGTGGATTGAGTTTAGAGCCAAGTCCACAGGGAACGGTGCCTTCTGAAGATTCGTAAGTGTCACTATTCTCCCTATGGAAGTTCAATCACATATTACAAGTACGCATGGACACGCCTGCCACTCAGACAAACCTGCAACCTTGCCACTAGCATGATGGCGTGGACCCAATAGTCGTTATCCCCCAAGAACTTCTAGCACTTGCCACGGACCACGAGCGCGAGCAGTACCGGCTCTACCTGATTGACGCAGCAGTCAAAGCCGATGAATGGGAACCCTGGCTTAGAGGCATGACTCCAGGCTACGCATCCGCAGAGTTCGGTGACCATCACAAGCAGTTCTGGAACTGGGCATGGGACATTGAGCCAACGAAACGACCACGGCCCTTCGTAGCAGTGTGGCCCCGAGGTGGAGCAAAGAGCAGTAGCGCCGAAATGTGTGTGGTTGCTCTCGGCGCGCGCCGCAAACGTGGCTACTGCCTGTATGTCAGTGAGACTCAGGATCAGGCCGATGACCACGTTGCAAACATCGCTTCCCTGCTCGAAAGTTCTGAGGTGGGCTTCGCCTACCCCGAACTTGGACAGAGACTTATGGATAAGTTCGGCTCCCCTAGAGGCTGGAGGCGTAACCGTCTGCGCGCTGGAACCGGCTTCACTGTTGACGCAGTGGGACTCGATTCTGCATCTCGAGGTATCAAGCTAGAGAACCAGCGTCCCGATCTGATCGTCTTCGATGACATCGACGGTGAAGCGGATAGCCAACTAGCCACAGAGAAGAAGATTCGGACGATCACTCGCAAACTACTGCCGGCAGGTTCCAATACCTGTGCAGTGCTTGCCATCCAGAACAAGGTGCATGACGATTCAATCTTCGCACGCCTTGCCGACGGTAGAGCAGACTTCCTGCGAGACAGGATCGTATCGGGGCCGATCCCCGCAGTGTGGAACCTGACATGGATCGAGCAGGACGGACTGTTCAAGATCGTTGACGGAACCGAAGCGTGGGCAGGACAGCCACTCGAGTCATCTCAAGCACTGCTGAATGACATCGGGCTATCTGCATTCCTGTCAGAGTGCCAACATGCAACAGTCAGCATCTCCGGTGGCATGTTCGACCATATCAACTGGCCCTTCATCCATGTCACCGAGGCAGAACTTCCAGTCATGCGGCGCGTGGTTGTCTGGCTTGACCCTGCGGTTACATCATCGGATAGTTCAGACTGCCAGGGTATTCAGTGTGACGGTCTAGGCGTAGACGGGTTGATCTATCGGCTCTGGTCATGGGAAGGCAGAACAACACCGCTGGATGCAGTGAAGCGTGGACTAAAAGCTGCGATTGAATGGAATGCAACTACCCTCGGAGTCGAATCCGATCAGGGTGGCGATACTTGGCAGACCGTTTACCACCAAGCTTGCGAGGATTTGCGCATGACTGGTGACTTGGAAGGTTCTGCTCCGAGGTTTGCTGCCGCTAAAGCCGGTGCAGGGCATGGGTCAAAGATGACAAGGGCTCAGAGAATGCTTGTTGACTATGAGCGCAACAAGATTCGGCACCTAGTCGGAACGCACCAGATACTCGAGCTAGGACTCATGCGGTTCCCCAAGGTGAAGCCA